GCGAGGACGACAACGCCCCCGAGTACAGGATCGTCGTCGACGACGCCGGGGTGATCGACACGTGCGTGATCGTGTTCGATCCGCTCGAGCACTGCGGGAACTGGATCAGCGAGTCGTTCGTGACCGTGTTCCCCGACACCGTCCACCCCGACGACGACCGGGCCACCGTGACTGCGGCGTACGACCCGTAGGTCGCCTCCGACGTCGACGACGTCCCAGCCTCGCCCGGGTCTGCCGTGTGGAGATGCACCTCGAGGTCGGTCGCGGATGCCCACGCCGGGGCGGACCCCTCGAACACGTACGACAGGATGGCCGTCTCCGTGGCGTTGGACTTGCTCATGTCACTGGCTCCTCGATGATCTCTGCGATGCGGCCGTCGACGGCGTGCACGATCCGCTTCCGTGTCGCCGCCTGAGCAGGCAGCTCGACATGGACCTCCGCCGGGGCGACGTTCACCACCGCCGGTGTTGCGGGGACGTTCACCACCGCCGGCGCGATGTCGGTGGTGTGGCGCGCATCGATCGCGATGTGCTGCGGCTCCACCTGGACGTTGACGAACGGGGCCGGCTGCTCGGGCAGCTGCACCACGACCGGCGGGCGGGCCGTCGCAGCGCGGAGCTCGGCGAACGACACCGCCACCCGCTCGGCCACGGCAGCCGCCACCTGATCGGACAGCTGCGTCGGCGACGTGTCGCCCTCGGGCGTGGAGTCCGCCGACGTCACCGCCGACTGGTTCACTGGCGCCCACCAGACGTCACCCCACGGGACCGGCGGCAGGCCGTGCTTCTTGCGCCACTCGTTCACGGTGATGCCGCCCACGCGGATCTGCTCAGCCTCGCGGGTCCACTGCGACGTCTCCGACTCCTGCAGCGCAGCGACCTGCGAGAAGTCGAACTCGGCCCACGTGGTACGCGTCCGGAAACGAGGCAGGAACTGCTCGACGATCTCCTCGGCGCGCAGCTTCGCGTCCGGGACGAGCGCGTGCGTCCACAGCACCTGCTCGTACTCGCGCGCGTTCGCGAGCGTCGCGTGCGACAGATCGTTCATGAACGGGACCGGGATCCCATACGCGTTCGCCACTTGGCGCAGCGTGAGGTTCAGGCCTTCGACGAACTCGGCGTCACGCTGGGTGACCTGCATCTTCTGGAACTGCGCCTCGAAGCGCAGCACGGCCCAGCGGTGCGCCTTGTCGACGCCCTTGAACCGCTTGTCCAGCATTTTCGCCAGGTCCTCGGCCTGTTCGTCGGAGAACGACACCTTGTCGTTCGCGGGGACGACGACGCCGCCCATCTGCAGGCCCTGCTTGAACAGGGCGTTGTTCGACTTCATCATCGCTGCCGCCGTGTCCGCCGCCAGCCGGGCGGCCGCCAGCGGGCTCATCGCCGAGAACTCGTCGAGCGGGTTCGGGTAGCGGAACCACACGACCTCGTCCGCGCGGAACGGGATCGGCTGACCGCCGGCCGCCGGGTAGTAGAGGAACCCCGAGAGGTAGCCCGACTCGTGCGGGACCGGCTTCACCCGAGACGGCTTCATCCACCAGATCTCGCCCGGCGTCCCGGCCGGGCCCGGCTCGAGCGCCCAGAACGTCTCGCCCCACACGCACATCGACAGCTCGTCCATGCGAGCCAGCCGGCGACGCGTCCAGAACGGGTTCACGCGGCGCAGCAGGTCGTACTCCGGCCCCCTCGTAATCTCGCGCTTCTCCGGGCCGTCACGGTCGTACAGCTTCAGGTCGACCGACGACATCAGCCGAGCACGCAGCTGCGCGGCCGAGAAGATCTCGTTCGACGTCGCCAGGTAGGCGCCATACGACTCGGGGCTGAACAGCTCGTCGTCGTGACCCATCGTGCGCTCCGACGACGTCAGCGACCCTGGACCGACCGGCCACGCGGCCTGCGGCTGAGGACGGCGAGCCGCCTCGATCCGCTCGAGCAGGCCCATCAGCCGCCGCCAGCCTTCGCCCGCACGAGCAGCTCACGGCCGAGCTCGAACCCGACCTGGATCGCCGCATAGGCCCACGACAGCGCCGTCCACACGACCTTGAACACGACCCCGACCACGAGGCCGACCAGGATGAACGGGAGCGAGATCAGCGTGAGCGCGGCTCGACGGGCGTCCAGCTTGCGCGCCTCGACATCGACACGGGACACCAGGTCCTGCAGTGCGGCAACCGACATCGCAACCACCTGTCCCTTCCTCAGTAGGCGAGCGGACCCTCGAGCACCGTCGGGCCGTCGTTCACGGCGCCGGCCGCTACCGCATCACCGAGCGCGTGCACTGCCGAGATCGCCGCCGAGAACGCGTCGATCGGCTGCCCCTCGACCTTGCGGACAGGCCGCCACCAGCCCGACGACACCGCACCGCAGCGCTCCGGCGTCGCGTTCGTCGCGTGCCGCACCAGGAACCCGTCAGGATCCGGCGCGAAGCGCAGCGTCCGCTGGTCGAACATCGTCTGCCAGCGCTCACACGCCGGCCCGATACGGCTGGACGAGTGGTGCGGGAACCGCATGAACGAGTCCCCGAACTCCTCGGAGAACTCGTCGATCTCGGTCTGCCAGTGCGCCGTGTCGGCGTAGCCGCGGGCCACCTTGAACGTCTCCAACGCCCACCGGATCTTCGCCTTCACCTCGGCACGCGGCACCTTCCACGTGCGCACCGCAGCCCCAGTGATCGGGTCGTGCGGACGTTCCCACACGCCGAGCTGGAACACCGTCCAGTCCGGCCACCGGCACGCGTACAGCGCCGTCGCGTCGGACGAGTCCGAACCGTCGAATCCGAGCGCGATCGTGTCGCCCTCGACGAGGCGGGCGTCGGCCGAGCACATCTCGGCGTAGGCGACCGGATCGAACGCGTCGCCGACCTCGGCCGTCTCCTCGTTTAGGTACAGCTGCCGCCACTGGGACTCGGTGGTGTCGCCCGGCGGACGATCGTCGAGCAGCTGGCGCAGATCCACCCAGCCGCCACGCTCGAGCGCGTGCGAGCCGTAGCGGTCCAACAGCGCGGCGTGCGCCACCTCGTCATCGAAGATGTCCGGCACCTCGCGGCCACCGATCTCCACCAGCAGCGTCCCGTCACGGCCCGCACGGATCGCCCTCGCGGTGCGCTCCGCCGTCGAGTCCGTCCCCGGGCGCCACCTGTTCGTCAGGTCCAGCATCCGGGCGCCCGCCATCTTGCGGGCGTTCTGGTTCAACGCGGCGGCGAGCGCATGGCCGCCGTTCGACTTGAACCACAGCCACGTCTCCTCGCGCAGCACCGACGACACCGGGTTCCCCGTCCGGCTCGTCGAGCTCGACGTGACCGGCTCCACCTTCCCCGAGCGGCCCGTCAGGAACGTCCGAGTCAGCCCGAGATCGATCCCGAAGTCGTCGAGCGCACGAGAGTCGCGCAACGCCTCATGGAACTGCAGGTACAGGTTGTCGGTGTTGTCCTCCGACGTGCCCGCCACCTGCACCCACGGCGCCGGATGCGGACGCCCCACCGGGCGCCCACCGGCGTCGAGCCCGTCCGGGACCGACTCGCCGATCAGCGAGAAGAACGCGTCCAGCGCGCCGAGCGGCGACTTCGACCAGCCCTTCGGCCCGACCAGCATCGCCCTCGACCACACGAACCGGCGGCCGTCCGGCGTCACCCGATACCACTCGATCAGGAACTCGATCTGCTCGGCCGTCAACACCAGCGGCTCACCAGCCATCAGCCCCGACGGCACCCGCAGGTACTCCTCGGCGAGCTCGATCGCCTGATCCGCCAGCGACAGCGGCGGATCGTCCATGTCGACGAGCCCGAGCGGCCCCAGCGTCACCGCCTCGTCCGCTCCTGCAGGCGCTGCGCCGCCTTCGACGCAGGCCGCTTGCCCGGCACCGCCGGCGACGGCGCAGACGGCGACACCGACGAGAACTCACGCACCAGCTGCGCCTTCGTCAGCTTCTCCGCCGCCGACCGATCAGCACCCCACGCAACCGCCCACGCCACCCAGTCCGCCTTGCGCGCACGCTTGCCCGGCATGTCCGCCGGATCCGGACGCGGCACCAGGTGGATCACCTTGCCCTCGCCGGGCGCTGCGACGGCCGGCTGCGACGAGATCCTCCACCGGAGCTGCAGCATCGCCTTCGGGGTGAGGCCGTGGCGGTCCTCGTGCTGGCGCATCTCAGCCGACACCTTCGCGGCGTTGCTCGCGTCGGTCATCAGCTCGTGATGCAGCAGCGCGAGCGTGTGCATCGACCGGCCCGACTGATCCCACATCGTGGCCTGCGGAGTGGCCCACAGCTCGGCCCACCACGCGAGCGTCTGCGACGTCCACTCCCGCCACGCCGGCAGCGCCGGCGGCGGACCATCGCGGCCCTCCATCGGCAGTACCGACCAGTCGAACTGGCGCTCCGCACGGTTCCGGCGCTCGCCGTCACCCTTCGGGTAGCTCGCCCCACCCATCAGGCGACCGCCAACCGGGCAGCCACGGACGGCGACGAGAGGTCGACCAGGAACCGCATCGGGAACCTCCATCGTCGGGGCTCGACGAAGTCGAACGCGGCGATCGTGGGCCAGGCGAACAGTCACGGCAGCCCCGGGCGGCGCGCGCACACCGCACGGCGACCATCTCCGGGGAACCCGACGTCGTACACGTTGACAGACGCC